GATTTATACAATCTAGTATAATACCTATGAGTATAAAAAATGTCAAACCAACAGTAAAGTCAGGATTTAAACAAGGTTATTATAAACCGCATCACCCTGAAAAGTATATAGGTCCTGCACCTATCATATATAGAAGTTCGTGGGAAAGAAAATTTTGTCATTGGTGTGATCATAATGAAAATGTAATTAGTTGGGTATCTGAACCGTTTGCAATTAAATACTTTAATGTTTTAGACAAAAAGTTTCATAACTATTATCCAGACTTTTATGTTAAGATGGATAAGGATGGAATCATTGAGGAGTATGTAGTTGAAATAAAACCAAAAGAACAGTTAAGAAAACCAAACCCTCCTAAAGTTAAGACCAAAAAAGCAATTGAAAACTTTAAATATGTTTATGAAATGTATGTAAAGAATCTATGTAAAGCTGATGCTCTTAATAAGGCTGCGGCCCAAAGAAATTTTAAGGTTATGTTATTAACTGAAGATTCAAACCTTTTCTAAGATGATTATAGGGAATTTTACAGATGATTTAGATTTATACATTGCAGAGAATAAAGGGCAGGCTCGTGCTTCTAAAGCATCCTCTAATGATTTATTAGCAGCAGGAATAAAAGGCACAGGAGTATTGGATCAAGGAAGAATGTATACTTTTAGATACTTTACTGAAGATGAAGACTTTTATGATACGTTTCCTATTGTAATTGGTTTAGGTGCGGTACCTGGGTCAAGAACTAATCAACTTGGTATTAATTTACATTACCTACCGTATGATGCAAGAATACCTTTTATTGAGGATATCATAAAATCATTTGGATCTTTCTTTAAATCTCAATTTAATTTTGCTGGAGAAATAGCAAAACAATCATACAATAAAAATTTTACTTATGAGGCTGTTAAAAAATCATTAGGTAGAAAATATAACTTAACATATGCAATTAGACAGTACAGGTTAGATCGAATGAAGGATCCTAAAATCATAGGATATGAAGATTGGTATATGGGTGCGGTTAATGATGATAACAATTTCTTCGGTGGAGATATTAATCAGGCGCAAGCATTATATTACAAGAATATATAAAACATAATAACTACAGAATATGGCAGGATTTACAAACAGGCGAGGTCCTCTGACGGATTCCAACCCGGTAAGAAAGATTCTTAAGGATCTTTCCAATCTAGGTATGGCATACGATGATATGATCATTCGTAATTCCAGAGCAGTAGGATTTACCGAAAATGCTATGGGATATACAATGAATCCTATGGGATCTGATGCAGACGATATGTATGCTGCATTTGCCGCGTTATCCTTAACTGATACAAGTCTTAAAAAGAATATTTCATTCTTTGATAAAGACTATGAAAAGAAAAGAGAACAACTTAGAACATTTGCCGTTCAGGATGAAATTGAAGATATCCTAGATGTTATTACAGATGAAGCAATAGTTTTTGATAAAAGTAATTACTTTGCATATGCAGAGTTTAATGGAGAAATTAGTAATTCTATAGAAGAAGAGATCGGAGATATCTATAATAATATCTATAGTTACTTTGGCTTTAACGATGCAGTACAACCTTGGAATTATTTCCGTAAATGGTTGGTTGATGGATATCTTGCATTTGAGATTGTTTATAATGATAAGCAAACTGAGATCATTGGATTTAAAGAACTTGATCCAATATCATTAATGCCTGGTCTTGATACTGAAACTGGTAAAAAGATGTGGGTTCAGTATAAAGGCGGTGGACCAAAGGAAAGAAAACTTTGGGATTCTCAAATCATTTACCTTTCATATTCTCAGGTTAATTCACCACAAAGGATATCATACGTAGAAAGACTTATTCGTTCCTTTAACCTATTAAGAATTATGGAAACTACCAGAATTATTTGGTCAGTTTCAAATGCGTCATTCAAAACACAATTTATTATCCCAGTTGGTGGTAAATCTAAAACGAGAGCAAAACAATCTCTTGCACAGTTAATGAATTCATACCGTGAAGTAGTAGACTTTAATTACGAGAGCGGTGAAATTCAAACTAACGGTAAACCAATGATGCCGTTTAATAAAGAATACTGGTTACCATCTAAAGATGGTGAACAACCTGAAATTAGTACTATCGGTGGAGATGGTCCTGATCTAGGGGATACTGAAGCACTTAAATACTTTGCTGATAAATTAAAGCTTGCATCAAAGATTCCATTTTCACGATTTGATAAGGAAGGTGGAAATACTTATGATATGGAAGCAAGCGGTATGTTAAGAGATGAAATTAAGTTTTCTAAATTTATTGATCGTTTAAGATCAATCTTCCAGGAAATTCTTATTAAGCCTGCATATCTTCAAATGTGTCTTAACCACCCAGAACTTAAAAACGATGTGGCCTTTAAGGCTGGTTTGGCATTAAGATATATTAAGGATAATGTGTTTGAAGAAATGAAAGAAATGGAACTTCAAACAAAAAGAGTTGACTTTATTGGTAATATGAAAACTCAATTAAGTACAATGGATGAAAATATGACAGAAATACCATATTTTGATCTAGGATGGCTAATTAAGAGATATGGTGGATTTACTCAGGATGATCTAAAAGCAAATGAAAGAGCTAAAGAACGTTCTGACTTAAAGGCACAAGGGTACACTGAAGAGGATATCGAAAAGATTCTGTTAGGTGCCGACAAAAAACTTTTTAAACCAGAAAAGGATGCAGGTGGCATTGAAGAGGATCCACTGGCGGGTTTAGGATAAAAACTTTATAAGTTGATAATATATAAATCAAATAACAAGTAGAAGATGTCAGGAAAAAAACTATTAATTCTTGAGAGATCACAATCTAATCTATCGTTTAAGACAGATGATGATGGTGCAGTCGTATTAGAAGGCGTTTTTACAGAATTTGGAGTTCGTAATAAGAACAATAGAATATATGAGGAAAAAGAAGTTTTACCTCATATTAATGAACTTCAAGAAAAGGTAAAGACAAATAAGCTTTTAGGCGAATTGGATCACCCAAAAGATTTTGATATTAGCCTCTCTAATGTATCACATGTAGTAGAATCTTTAAAATATGATTCTGAAAATAAACAAGTTATTGGAAGAATTCGTTTACTTAATACTACTAAAGGTAAGGAAGCCCAAGCTTTAATTAAAGATGGTATTCCTCTTCATATTTCAAGCCGTGCTGCTGGAACCGTTGATGAAAGCGGAAAGGTAAAGATTAAGAAATTCTTTACTTATGATCTTGTAGCAGATCCTGGATTTGAAAATGCAGAACTTGCAAGAGTTAATGAATCTTATGGATTCGATGACGACAATACTTTATTCATTTACGAAATGGAAGAAATTAAAAATACAGAAGATAAAAAAGAACCAACAATGGAAAATCAAAATTTTGTAACCGTTGAGGATTTTCAAAAATACACTGAGTACGTTCAAGGTGTATTGAATAACGTTAAAGAATCCGCCAATTCAGATAATTCTGAAATCGTTGAGAAACTTATTAAATACAGCGAACATATTGCAGAAAAGGTAAATCAGTTAAATGATTATGCTGAGTATCTTTCTGAAAACCTAGATAAGAGTATTTCTTATTCTGACTATTTAGCAGAAAATGTAAATAAGATTAAGAGTTACACTAGTTATTTAGCTGAAGAATTAGATAACTCTATTCAGTATGCTGAACATGTTGCTGAAAAAGCCGATAAGGGAATCCAATATACAAACTATTTAGGAGAAAACCTTGAAAAAGGAATTGAATATTCTGAATATGTTGCTGAAAAGGTTGATCAAAATATTGCATATTCTAATTATTTAGCAGAAGGTTTATCAAGGAGCATTAAATATTCTGAATACATCGCTGAAAATGTAAACGGTGTTTCTGGAACTGCTATTAATGAATCATCTGTTTCTGAAGAAGAAGGCGTTTGCGAAAAATGTGAAAAGGTTCACGAAGGAACATGTGAATCTTACTCTGAAGAAACTAAGTCTAATAAGAAAGAATATAAAGATTCAATTGAAGAAGCATTAAATAAATTAATTGCAAAAGCTGAAGCAAAAACAAAAGTTGTATCAGAAATGCACTTTATGAACTTCCTTTCTGAGTCTAAGAAAAATGAATTCTCTTCTCTATCTGAAGAAAAACAACAAATGATTGTTGAATCAATGAATGTAAAACCAATTATGTCAACCGTACAGGCTGAAAACATTTGGGAATCATGCTTTATTGAAAAGAAGAGAGAATTAAACTTTATCAGCGATATGCCTGAAAAGTATACTGCAAAATGGGAAGCTCTATCAGAATCTCGTAAAGCTCAAATCATTGCAGAATCTAAGTTCTATACATTAAGTACTCCTTATGCAATTAATAATTTCTGGTCAACTAGAGATTTAAGACCATCTCAGGTTGAATTAGAACAAATTAATGAGAGTAAGACTGCTGCTGAGGCTACCACCCAAAAAGAACCGTTAGTAAATGAATCATTTGCTGCTGATCTAATCAGTAAGGTTAAGTTCAATATCGGTAGATAAAACTAAAGAACTATAATATATAAATAACAAATCTAATAGCTAAGAAGCAAAGAGCTACAGATTGATTAATAAAACAAACAAAAAAACAAAAAACAAAATGTATTCAAATCATTTAATTAATGAGGCTGAAGTACAAAAGACGTGGGCACCTATCATTGAGGAGGCTACTGGTATCACTGAGAAGTCTAAGTTATCTTGGATGTCTAAGTATTGCCACTACCACAATCTTAATGAAAGTGTTTACAATACTGTACACCTCAATCCAAACATGAACGTTCAGTCAATGGGCGCTCCTACTTTCCCTGGAGATCCTACCTCACTGAACGCATTCTATTCACAGGCCCCAGGTTCTGGTGATAGACCATTCTCTTTGTTGCCACTTGCTATGCAGGTTGCTGCTCAGACTGTAGGTCTTGATCTTGTACCTGTAGTTCCAATGCAAGGTCCTATGGGAGTTCTTACTTACCTAGACTTCGTATATGGTGGTGGTCGTACATCTCAAGCAGGTGGAATTAACGGTAACTCTGCTCCGTTAATGATCAAAGTTCCTCTAACTGTTGCTACAGGTGGAGACTTAGCGGCAAATGACCTTATCTATGTTGGTACTGGTTCATTCGGTGCATACGAATTAACTTACGTTGGTAAGTCTCGTATCGACGGATATCCAATCTTCCGCGTAAGAGGTAAAGGTACTGATGTTGCTCAAGGAACTGATCCTTATGCACAAGGTGAAGAAGGTTACCAACCAATCTACGTATCAATTACTTCTAGTACTGATGGTTATTCTGATGATCCTTTATCAGTAATTCGCGTTAACTTTGACGGGGCTCCTGAATTAGTTAAAGCATTAGAAGACCATATCGTTGGTTTCTCTGGTAATGCCTTTGCTGAAAACAACCCTGCATCTGGTACACCTACTTTTGGTGCAGAAGCAATCAATGGTGTTGATCCTTATCAAAGAGGAGATGGCGAATCTACGCCTGATAACATCATGGGTCTATCATTGTTCAACAAATCAGTTGCTGCTAAAACTTATCAAGTTGCTGCCGCTGTTACTCGTGAGCAAGTACAAGACCTTAAGCAATTCGGTATCGATGCAGTTGCTCAAGTAGAAGCTGTATTGGTTAATGAATTAACTCAATCTATTAACAAGTATATCTTGGATAGAATCTTCAAGAATGGTGTAACTAACGCTTACCAAGTATCTCAAGTTGATGGTACTGTTCTTTCAGCTGCCTTCACTACAGGTGCTACTGGTGCTGTTGTTATTCCTCTTGGAACTGACAATACTGGCATTAACCGCTCTGTAACTGTTACTTCAGTATCAGTTGGTGGTGGTGGCGAAACTCAAGGTACATTGCAACGTAGAATCCTTACTAAGATTCTTGCTGCTTCTAACTTGATCGCTACTCGTGGCCGTAGAGGACCTGCTACTTTCGCTGTAACTGGCGGTAAGATGGCATCTGCTCTTCAGGACATCGCTGGATTCGTTGCTTATCCTCTTTCAAATACTGTTAACCAAGCTGGTGGTTCTCTTTACCCAATCGGAGCTATCGCAGGTGTTACTGTATATGTAGATCCAAACAGAGACTTTAACGATGTTAAGATCGCTGTAGGTCGTAAAGGTGATGGTAACTCTCCTGGTTTAGTATTCATGCCTTACTTAATGGCTGAATCTGTTGAGACAATCGCAGAAGGAACTATGGCTCCTAAGATCGCGGTTAAATCTAGATTCGACTTAGTAGACGCTGGATTCCACCCACAAACTATGTACTATGTATTGAACTTCAACTTCAACGGAGTTGATATCATCTAATAAATAGTAATCATACTGTTTGAAAAGGTCCGCTTCGGCGGACCTTTTTTTGTCTTAAATATATAAAAAAACAAAATAAGATATGTCACAAGGAGTTTACCGTGCAGCTGTACTTTACAATTTTAGCAGAAATGAATATGTTCTAATAGATCCTCAAACAGGTGGAGGAGATCCTAGTCAAGTAACATGGACTTGGGTATCTAATCCTAACCTTGCTACTAAATGGGTTAATGTTTTAGAATTACAATACTACTTAACCGATACACCTCTTGGAGATCCTACACAAAATACATATCCTTGGGAGGTTCAGTGGTTTTATTTTGCGACATAATTAAGTCTAAAAAAACTTAGCCATAAAGATATATAAAAATAAAAATTAGACTATGGCAATTTCAAGATCATTTATCTTAAAAGGAAACGACGCAGGTCGATTCTTAATTGTTCAAACTGCTGGTGAACCTACAGCTGATACCAGCGATGATAGGACCGTTGCTACTAGATATCCAAACCTAGCAACATTTGACGGTCAGGTAGCATCTACCTATTGGTACCCTAATCAGTGGGGTGACGAAAGTAAAACTCTTCTAGATGCTGCATACGGATATGAAATCCGTGATAAATATTTTAGTGATGCTGCCGGCACTCCTATACTAGGCGCAGTTAATTCACCCAACGTTGCCGCCGGCCAAAGAACTGGAAATAGCTATGATCGTTCACAGATTATATTTTCAGAAGATATGGGAGCATATATTTATGTTTCTAACACTGGAGATCCTGTAGGTTCATGGGACGTTTACATTACTTCTAACCCATATGAGGCAACTCGTTTTGATAACTTGGTACCGGTACAAAACTGGTTAACTACCACAATATGGGGTAATGTTAACTATGGTTATCGTATTATTCAGTATGCTTTCACAAAAGGCCCAACCGTACCTCCATTAATAGCGCCATCTGTGATTTTCACTTTTGATAAAACTATTGATAGGGCTTATGTATGCTTTAATGCTCAGCAAAGCCAATATCTTTATGTTGCAAATCCGCTGGATCCTATTCCTTCTATGACACTATCATATGTTAATAATCCATGGGAAGCTACTCGTTTTGACGATCTTACTGACTTTGCGGCTATTGTTAATGGTCGTCCAGATTTCTTTGGATCTGCATTTAGAGGCGGCTGGGAAAACTATCAATACTTCTTTACACAATCACAAAATGCACCAACACCTAATGACTTTGATACCTTCTTTAGTACGGATGAATGTGGATATATTGGTGGATCACCAGGAATCAATTTCATCAATAAAACTGCTGAGAAATTCTGTTTTTCATGGGAAGAGTTTTATGCCACGATATGGTATAAAGTATTTGGTAATCCTGGACTCTATTTTGATAATTCTAAATGTTTCAAAGCATGGTTTGAAGTACAAGATCATAAAAAACTCGAGTCATGGCTTTATGAACTTTGGCGTGTATCTTCATGTGGAGGGGAAGTTCCAATTGAACCAATTCCAATTGGCTAATCCAATAATTTACTTAACTAAAAGGTCTACTTCGGTAGACCTTTTTTGTCTTTAGTCTCTTGAATATATAAATTACTAAAAATAATATC